CTGTTCGGAAGAATAGCGCGGTAGTCCGTTCCTCGATCGTGTGGAATATCACGTCGCGGTCGCCATGTTGTAATTTCTTATACTAAAGACTTGGGATAGGAACAATTCCTTTACAGTGAGGAAACTGCTTGTTACAGATCCCAGAGGCGAAAAGCACGAGGTAAAAAACGCTCTAAAAACTGACTTCATGTAAAAGTCACGAAACGCAAAGTTCATTAGCATAATACAACATGTCCCCTTTTAAGATGGTTTTAGAACTGAAGTGTCAAAAGTGTTCATATGGAACCGAACCGAACAAGTCTTTGTGGTTTCAAACAGTCCACAAATGTCTCGTAAAGTTAAACAGGATTATATACAAAGTCTGGATTCCTGGTAGGCTTGATTAGACGTCCAGAGCTTGATCTGGTTAGCATTGGTGTTAGGTCTGCTGGTGTTCTGATCTTTCCAACATCAGGATTGTTCTTTGGCATTGCTGCGTTCTGGTTGTTACTGGCAGGTTGTGATTTTGCCAAAGTAGTCGGTGTATCTGCTGATGGGCTTACTGGTTCTAGCACGTCAGAGATTGCTGAGGCTGCATCATCATCTGACAGGTGAGCCGGGTATCTTACAGGTACCTGTGGCTTGGGTCGCTGCTGTGTGATAGTGATGTAGCGTGGCTTAATGTCATGTTTGTTACGTCGCAGCCTTCTACTGTTCTTGTCATTGGTGATCCAATACGAGTCTGGTGTGGTATCTTTGGACTCAATGTATCCTGGTTTCCACTCATCTGAACTGTCATCAGTAAACCAGATGGGCTGACTTGGCAGGTAGATATTGTTGTCCTGCTTCGATGGCTTCAGATGTGCTGAGCGCTTGTCGCTAAGGTGGGTCTTCTGTTGATCAGTTAGAGGAGCTGGTGTCATAGCCATGCTGAGACGGGTGTTGATTCGCCTATTATGGAACAGTTCAGCAGGTGATGGTAGAGTGTCACTCACAGGAGTGTCAAGGTAAGTTGTCAGAGCTCTGGTGATGTCGATGTCGCTGGGACTCTTCTTCAGGATCTGTTCGATTGTAGCCACTGCCCTTTCTGCTCTTCCATTGCTTTGATGGTAGTATGGGCTGGATGTTACGTGCCCAACATCAAGCTGGTCACAAAAGCGTCGAAAGTTGTTAGATCTAAAGCATGGGCCATTGTCAGAAATGATTTTCTCAGGCAGTCCAAACTTCCTGAAGATATTGTTCAACACTTTTGTGACAGTTTCTGTTGTCTCGTTCTCAAGGGTGTCATAGGTGAGAAAGCCAGAGAAGTAATCAACTGTCACTAAGGCATGTTTACCTCGAAAGTCAACCAAATCCATGCCCAGGATTTCCATTGGACGTGTTGCTGAGATCTGTCTCTCTGGAGGTCTGGGCTTCTTGTTGCCATGCCTTTGGCATTCATCACACTTGTGAACCATGTCTGTGATGTCATCCTGTAGTTTTGGCCAATAGACAGTGCGTCTTGCACGTTGAAGCATTGAAGTGAGACCTTGGTGTGCGTCATGTAGGCGACTGAGGGTTGCAGGTCTCATACTCGTAGGAATAACAACTCTGTTACCTTTCATTATGAGCCCGTCAAGAATTGTCAATTCATCACGGAAACACCAGTATGGATGCAGATGCTCTGGTATATCCTGCATGCTATTGGGCCAACCAGTGAGGATTAGATCTGTAAGTTCAGCTAAAGTGGGGTCAGCTTTTGTATCCTCTTGCAGGGATTCGAGTCGGGTTGGTTCTACCTTCAGGACTTGTGCAATGCTGATGTCTAAACCAGGGATTTCTCTGGCACTGCCTTGTTCAACAAGACGAGAGAGTGTGTCAGCAAGAAGCACACTCTTGGATCCAACGTACACCACTTGGATGTCGTATTTGGAGAGACGCAACAACATCCTCTGCAATCTGGCTGGGGCAAGGCTAATTGGTTTCAGAAGGATGTTCTGTAGGGGTTTGTGATCAGTGTGTACGGTGGTTGTCCGCCCAAAAGTGTATGTGTGCAGTTTCTCGCAGGCAAACAAGACTGCCAACAGTTCCCGTTCTATGTTGGAGTAGTTAGCTTCAGCAGGAGTAAGTGCCTTACTGAGAAAACGTACAGGTTTGCCGTCTTGGATAAGAACGGCACCAAGGCCTTTCAGAGATGCATCGGTTTCAATAACGACTGACTTGTTGGGTTCATAGTGAGTGAGCTGAACAGCATTAACAATCTCATTCTTGATGGTGTCTAGTTCCTTTTGCATATCGCTCGTCCATAAGAAATGCACGTCACGTTTTAGCAGGCTTCGCATCAGATGCGTTTTCTTGGTCAGGTTTGGGATGAATGCTGACATGAAATTCACTGTACCAAGGAGGCTTTGTAGCTCTTGCTTATCTTTAGGAGCAGCTAGCATTGCAATGCTCTTGACTTTCTTTGGACACGGTTTTACGCCCTGTGGAGTGATGATACGGCCAAAGTACTCAATTTCCTGTTTCTTAACGCAGCACTTATTTGGGTTAAATTTCAGCCCTGCTTTGTATGCTCGCTCAACCGTTTCTAACAGGTGAATGTCGTGACGTTCTTCTGTGGACCCTTGCACTTTAACATCATCTGCACAGGGAAATGTGCCAGGGACACCAGAAAGAACCTGATCCATTTCTTTGCAGAAGATTTCAGATGACGCTGAGAGCCCAAAGGGTAAGCGCACAAAGCAGTATTTCTTAAAGGGTGTGTTAAATGCAGTGAGAAGTTGACTCTGTTCATCAAGTTTTTTAGTCCAGTAGCCACTTTTTGCGTCAAGGGTGGAGAAATACTGGCCATTTTTGAAACTGTGAAGAGCATCCCCCGACGACGCAGTGTAGTGAACATTGCGGATCAGGTACTTGTTTAGGTTTCTTGGATCAAGACACAAGCGTAGAGATCCATCTTTCTTAACAACAGTTACTATATTGTGTACCCATTCAGTTGTTTCTGGGCAGGGTCGGATGATTCCTTCTTGCTCCATCTTGTCCAGTTCCTTCTTAAGTTCTGGCATAATGCTTTGTGGTACAGCACGAGGGGGCAGCTGAACTGGTTTTGCATCGGGGGAGACCTTGAGGCTAGCCTCACCCTCAAAAAGACCCACTTGACCGTCAAAGGTTTCTGGGAATATTTGTTTCAAATCGTTTAGAGGGTCACCTGTTTGTCTCCCAAGAGGCAGATGTTCCTTCCACTTCGTTTTAAGCTTGTGATAATCAACTTCTGATTCATCAGTAATGTGAACGGCCTCTACTTGGCTAGGTTCCAAAGATACACTTTGAAGTGTGCATACAGGAGAGATAGTTACAAGCTTAAACAATTTGCAAAATTCAAGACCAAGAATGAGAGCATAGTCATGTTTAGTGACGTAAAACTTGGCTTTCTTGGTGATCTCATTGCAAGTTACATTGATGCATACAGTTCCACAGTTCTGAAGATCTGCTCCTGACATACCACGAATGACAGCATCACTAGGTTTAAGGTCTTCCATTGACAGTCCAATTTGTGGAAGCATTGACATTGGTATACAGCTTACCATTGCACCAGTGTCCACCTTGCCTTTGAGGGTTGACTTGGCATTGCCTTTCAAGTGGAATACTACTGGAGCATACACCTCACGTGATTCGTGGTTGTGTAGGGCATGAACTGAAACAGCATTCAAATCAAATTCATCATCATATTCACTACTGTCTTGTTCAGCTGAGAGATCGATAGCATGTTGGTGTTTGGATCCTTTGCCTTGTCCCTTTTTCTTAAGACATGCTCGTTCAAAGTGTCCTTGCTTACTACAAAAGTTGCATGTTGCATCTTTTGCAGGGCACTTTTCACGGGGATGAACATCTCCTTGGCACCATACACAAGACTTCCTCTCATCAGGCTTTTGGCTGTTTTGATGTAACTTTGCAATTGGTTTCTCCTGTTTCCTCTTGAACCCATTCCTTTGTGATTTCTTAGTTGGGCCACGTGCATATGAGGCATCAACATGAGCATCACCAACGTCTTCTAGCTTTTTCATTGTGACTTCTACAGCTTCAAATTTTCTCATGATTTCAAGGCAGTCTTTGATTGTCACATCCTTTCCCTTTGCCATGAGTTTGCGTTTACATTCTCTGCTTCTACAGCCATGAATAAGCTTATCCACAATAAGAAAGTGAGAGTTGTCGGGAAATTCGGCTTGACGATATATCTCCATGATTCGGGAAAAATAGGTTGTAGTATTTTCCCCACCTTTCTGATGGATGCTGTAAAATTCCTCTCGTTGTTCTCTGAAGTAAGTAGAATGCGTCAGACATGCAGCCAGTTGATCTAAGAGAGCAGTTGGTGTATTGATTCTCAGTTCAGGGTCCTCGTTAAGTCGTGCCTCAATCAGTGACTCTGCGTGAGCACCAGCCCAGATGTAAATGTGATTCAGTTTCACTCTGTCAGAACGAGCTGCGAGGGGGCCGCCAATAATTCGTTCCACTTCTTTACGCCATAACTTAAATTGCGAGGACGCATTGTTTGAAGTCCAGTCGACTTTGGTTTGTGGCATGTAATGACCTTCCGCCATGCTGAAAATTATATAAAGCTTCTTTGCATACACGTAATTAACTGAAGTAATACGTAAAGTTCCGTTGATGCGATAAAAAGTAAGTCAAAACTCGGCAAGTTTGTTTACAACCACTCGCCTGAAGTGTTCGAAGAGATATTCCCTTAGAGCTGTGCAGAATCTCTGCTATGGATTGATGAGTCGGATGATCTGTTCGGAAGAATAGCGCGGTAGTCCGTTCCTCGATCGTGTGGAATATCACGTCGCGGTCGCCATGTTGTAATTTCTTATACTAAAGACTTGGGATAGGAACAATTCCTTTACAGTGAGGAAACTGCTTGTTACAGATCC